ATGGAACATGGGTTCTCAGAGTTTGAAGACCCAGAAGACATCGAATTCTTGGCGGATGAGGTTTGCTTCTCGATCAATCCAGAAGACGGTGAAGTTCAAATTACCCTAAATACCGGCCTTGCCTCAATTCTAAAACCAATTGAAGGCGAACTCAAAGCCCAAATCACCAACGATCACGAGATGGCGGCAGCCAGCGCCATTTACGACCGTATCGTCAAGTCTATAGTAGAAGCAAACCCTGACTTCGACGGTGACATCGCCCTTTGCTCTCCCCCTACCCCTGGCAACAGCTACCTCCGCTCAGACGATGGCGAACGCTTTGAAGGTGCTTTCCATCTTCTGAGTGACCCCGAAAGGCAATTCGCCTTCAGCGTCCATATCGTCGATGTCCAACGAGATATCCTCCACGCAACCTACAAACCTATCTGAGAAATGCTTGACAACCTACTCACAGCAACCAGCACCACACGCACCTCTCTCACTAATCTAAAAAAGAAACTGTCAAAACTCCGCATTCAGGTGGAGGAGTTCGGAGCAGATCTAGAAAAGATCGACACAAAGTTTGAAAATGTTTTGTCGCAAGCAGAGATATACAAAGCAAAACTCGAACGGGAAATGGGTCGGGAAGTGCGCCGCCTTGAGAAAGAGCTAGCATTGCTCCGTGCAGGGACCTCCAAGCTTACTGCAATGAGTCCCATCACAGAGACCGATCTAAAAGTTGCCACAACCGTAGGCATCTTCGACACCATGCTCCGACACATGTGCGAGGGGGCAGAGGATTTCCGCCTTGCCTCAGAAGCATTCCTCTTCCCTGTTATCTATGAGAGGGTAATGGAAGGCACTGAAGAAGCCTATTACATGGAGGAAATCCCCGTCGTTGCCCCCCTCATCATACAACGTGGTAAGGAGTACATCGAATGGACTCGCACTCAATATGATACTCACATCACCGACCCTGACACTTGGACTGAGGCAGTGGAGTACATTACGGAATGGTGGCGAAATGACGCTCTACCCATGATCTATGGGGCCCGCGATGAGCAATGGGATATTGACATGCCGCTTTCCCTCCCAGAGATACTACTCTGGCGAGAATCCCCCGGGGACCGACCTTTAAATTTTCCTAAAATTTTTGACGCTTACGAAATCTATCGCAAACATAAGGATGAAATTTATGAAACCTCAGGACTCCGGGACTTTGAGCTCAAACTCTTTACTTTCGAAGCTGAAGAAGCCTCACAGTCACGCTTTAAATCCCGTTGATCACCTCATCGCCAAGGTTGGAATTGGCATGGTGGATACCATCGAGAGATACTACAGAAAGTATTGTGAGAAACCCGACGAAGCTAATGCCCGTGCTTACTGCCTTTGGCGCCTCAGGTTGCATCGACGCCTCAAAAACGACAAAGTACTACTTGACTCTATTAACGAGGCAAGGAATTTGGGTCTTGACGATGATCGACCAGGGAAAACTTGCTGGGACTGTGAGTTTAGTTAAAGGGTAAAAACACTATATTTCAAAGTCGCGCAATGATCCCCCGGACAGTGCAAATGGCAAAGGCGGTTGAGGCCACCTTTACAACTTCCCAATTGGAAGACTACGGGAACGTGATCCTTAACGGGTATCTCTCCGTTGTCCCCAACACGATCAACAAAAAAGCCTGGCAATACAAAGAAACCACAACCGCTCCCGTAAATCTCCCCTCCCTGACCGAAGTCCGACCCGTTCTCAAAGGTTGGACCACCAACTACATGGAGTATTACACCCAGATCCCCCCGAACGGATACGGTGTGAATCCCGGTGACCCGACCATGTTCGAGTACAACGTGCACTCGTTCACCGAAGCATCGGGACCCATCACCGCCATCGGCTCTCTGCAAGGTGGTCAGGGCTACACCCCTGGCATTTACACCAACGTTGCTACACAGAGTGGCTCCGGCACAGGTGCAACCCTGGACATTACCGTAGGCGCAGGGGGAACCGTCACTTCGGTCACTCTAAACGCTCCCGGCAGCAACTACACTGTTGGCGATGGTTTAACTGCCACTGCGATCGGCCTCGGATCCGGTTTTGCCGTCTTCGTTACCAACATCACCGTAGTCAATCCTGCTGGTCAACTCCGCTGGGCTCAACCCCCTCGGCGCTTCTTCCAGAACCAAGTTGCCAATTTCGTTCCCCCGAACGCCAACCAGCAAGCGATCCAATACTCGTTCATGTACCCCGTCCAGGACAACCCGGTTCCCCCGCCCGTCGACGTCCTCTGAGTTTACCACAAGGCAAACCACCTATACTGTACACATGCAAAACCTATCGCCCATGCGGAAAACTCCCCTAGGTTACCCGGTCCTTTCGAGCGATTTGCACGAGAGGATTTTTGGTAAGGAAGAGCCAAAAGAAATGACCCGACTCTCCAAGCAAAAGGCTGAGAATTTGCTAAAAGAGTTCGATATTGCCACTCCTGTCGACTATCCTGATCATCTTTACGATGGTCCCCTCCCCCTCCCCGAACTCAAAGGTGAAACCCTTGGGGAACACTTTGAACAGATCGCAAGAAAACAAGTAGGTGAGTATAAGGAGCTCGCCGATGCCTTCGCAGAAGCCTCCCTCCCAGAACTCCCGCCAAGGGAAGAACTTGTCTTCAAGCCGGGTTGGGTGCGATACACAAAAGTACGCAACAAGTGGAAAACGGAATCCGTTCCGTATCCTCTGGAAAAGGCATTTACGTTTGACACTGAGACTTTTGTGCATGGCGGTGCGTTTCCGATTATTGGCACTGCGTTATCTGCCAAGGCGGCTTACATTTGGCTGGCTTCTGAGCTTATTGATCCGTCTTTGCCGGAAGATAGCTGGGACCAACACTCGCTGATTCCGATTGGTGAGAATCGCTTTGTAGTTGGTCATAACATTAGCTACGACCGCGTTCGCGCTCGCGAAGGTTACTCTCTAGATCGTACCAAACCCGAAAATTTCTATTTCGACACGCTCTCGGCGCATATTGGTGTGTCTGGTTTGGCTGCTGGACAACGCTGGCTGTATGTGCTTGCGGGCAAAGATCCGGAGGACCTCACTCCAGAGGAAAAGCGAAAGTTGCGTTACGCACCGAAGTGGTTGGACGAGGGTGCCACCAACTCTCTAGTTGCAACCTACAACTTCCACGTCTATGAGGTTCGTAAATACTTCGGTGACGACGTTCAGCCGCTTGGCGCAGGAGATAAAGCTGTTCGCGACATCTTCGTCAAGGCAACGCATCTGAGTCAAATCAATCAGATGCTCACGGATGCCGTTGATTACGCCATCAAAGACGCTTTCTATACTGCAGAACTATTTCAAGCTCTTTGGCCTAAATACATAGATGCTACCCCTAGCCCGGTTGCTCTATGTGGGCACTACCACCTTAATGGGTCCATCGTCCCCCTCGTGCCGCAATGGGAAGAATGGATTCAAAACGTAGAACGAGTCTTCGAAGAGCATAATAAAGAGATGACAAAACTCTGTCAGGACTTGGTCTGGGCTAACTACCACGATTGGCGTGATCACTACTTCGCAGAGCCAGGAATGGCCGAATCTTGGATTGCCAAAGATCCTTGGCTATCTCAACTTGACTGGGAAGTGAAGACCGAAAAGGGAAAGTATGCCCATGTTCCGAACTGGGTTCGCCCGTTCATTAAAGATCCAGACACCCATATCGGAGTAAAGTCTAACCTATCCCACTTACTTCTCAAGTTGCAATGGGAAGGGTCGCCGATGATTCTTACGAAGGATATGGGATGGTGTTTCCACGGCGAAGGCGGAGTTCTGACCAAGATCCCTCACCCCAAAGGTAACGGGGATAACGTGGGTGGTGTTCTCTCAAAAGACTTTGTCGATGACATGAAGGTCGGACGACTAAACTCGGATCTACCGGAAGCAAAGCGTGCTCTGGAAATTGCGAATGCGGTATCCTACTGGACTTCGGTACGTAAGCGGGTCATGGACCGAATCTTTCTGCCCGCCGCTAATCCTCACGGCACTGATGCTTTGGTTACCTTGCCGGAAATCCTGTGCCACGGCACCGTGACTCGCCGCACCGTGGAATCCCTCATGGTGACAATGTGCTCTACAAAAAATTGGCGGATTGGCACAGAGTTGAAATCCAGGGTGCAAGCCCCCGATGGATGGAAGATTGTTGGCGCTGACTTTGACGGTCAGGAAATGCAGATTGCTGCGATTTACTCGGATAAATGGGAAGGCGGACACGTTGGGTGCTCTCCGTTCGGCTACAATGTGTTGTCAGGAAGTAAGGAAGCGGGCACGGACCCGCACTCCGCGCTCGCGAAGCTCGCGGGCGTAGACCGTGACACTGCCAAGATTGCCGGCTTCGCTGTGCTTTACGGCGCTGGTGTTCGTGCGGTTCAAACTTACATTCGTCGAAAATACCCGGACAAATCACCAACGGAAGTCAAAAACTTTGCCTACCGCATTCTCGAAGGTAAAAAAGGCAAACAACGCAACGGACTGTATGAGGGTGGTTCTGATAGTGGTTGCTTCAACTTTATGGAGGAAATCGCAATGAGGTCTCGGGTGCCAACGCTCCCGTGCCTCGGAACTAAGATCTCAACCGCAATGCGACCCGCCGCTGTCGGTGATGACTTCAAGACGGGCCGTGTCAACTGGACCATTCAGTCGTCTGGTGCTGAGATTCTCTCGATCATGTTGACTGCTGTGCATTGGTTGACGGAGGAATACAAAATCCCTGCTCGTTTCGTACTTAGCATCCACGACGAGATCTGGTTCATGACTCCCGAACGATATGCAGAGCAATTTGCAGTACTCTTTCAGATCGCTCACATGTACACCTGGTCTCTCTTTCATTCGGCAGTAGGGATTCCCGATCTCCCCTTGTCCCGCGCCTACTTCTCAAGCGTGGCCATCGACGATCGGCTTCGCAAATCCCCCAGGGAGAGCACGGTAACCCTTTCAAATCCCGGGGGCATCAACGAACCGCAAGGTGTTGAATACTCCATGATGGAACTCTCGGAAATCGGAGCCATCGACAAACTTAAAAAACGCTACGACGCAATTCAAAAAGGAGTGATCTAATGAAAAAACAGAAAAAATCCCGCGTTGAAAACGTTGGTGTCATGCTTTTTCAAGGAGTGATTGACACTTACTACTTAACTATCCCTTACGATAAAAAGAATCGCGTCATTCCTTCCTCCGTGGAATGCGCGTACAACTCCCGCTACTTTTCTCCTCAACAAACCATCAACATGCTTCGAGCACTGTAATGGCATTACCTCTTCCGGCTGACCCTGATTTTCGCAAAATGTGTGTCGAATTTTGGCTCGACGACATTGATGACCGACTCGAAATGAACCGTCTCGACGACGCTGAACTCAGTTGGAAGGAAGCCAATTCCATTTACCTTTCCCTTCCCGCCGGGTTTGGTGATATCGCGCTTGAAGACAGAATCTATAGACAGCGGGTAAAACTAGACAAATTCTCCCAAATAACCAATGAGAACAATTTCTGACGACTCGGCACAAGTTACGCCGGCAACCAAGAAAAAAGCAATGCCTAAACTCGAAACTTTTTCTACCATTCTTAGTGACGGTCGTGAGATTACCATCCGGGAAATGACCGGACGCGATCTGATTTATATGGAGAAAGACCTGACAAAGGCAGGCGATGTCGAAAAGGGTATGCGGATCATCGAGCGCCTGATTGTGGGCGACGATCAAATCACTTACGACGAGATTCTTGATCTAGGCGTGAAGGATTTTCGCAAACTCAGTGACTTGGTAGCTAAGGCCAACGGCACGGACGAAGAAGACCCAAACTAACTGTTGAGGACCAGGAGGATTTCACTTACCTAGTACATTTTTCGAATGGTCCTACTCTCCACTTTCGTGAGGTGACTCCAAAAGACTTTTACTTGGCTCAAGTTTTGCGACAGTCAGAACGTAGTCAGCTCGAGTTAGTCTCCCGCCTTCTACTCAACCCTGAAGTGTTAGATGCGATGACATCGACACAGTTTAGACAGAGCATGAAGTGGGTTGGTGAAACCCTGTTAGATCAAACAATCCTCACCGTGGAAAACTGGTTAGAGGTTGCTTATCACCTCTGCAAACAACGTTGGGATTCCTCAATCGACTGGCTTGAAGCTCAACCCATGAGTAAGATTCAAACCATGATTGAAATCGTTAAGAAACACGCGGATGAGCAAGAAAAAGAAATGAAGAAAAACGCTCGGAAAAAGAGATGATTCGTTTCAAAGTCACCGGTAACGGTCTCACCCCTATGAATCTTAACTGGTGGCGTCCCACCAAGGAAGAATGGGTACCCGTTCTTCTTGACGATCACCCCCAGTTCTGGAAGCAGCAGGTTGATCCTACTTACAAACGTCCTTGGGCGCAGCTAACGCCAAAATACGCCAATTGGAAAGATCAGCGTTATCCAGGCCAACCGATCCTCAGGGCAACTGGGCTTATGCAGGATCTCGCTCATATCACAGTCCGGGGAAATGTGTTTTCTGTGAAAAGCACAGACTACGGTAAATATCAACAGTTTGGAACCTCGAAGATGGTCGCTAGACCCTGGATGGGTGTTCCCGACATCTCACTCAAGCAAATCGTTCCGATTTCTTGGCGCAACATACTCTCTCGCAAACGTTAATCATGTCTCGTCGCACCACTCGCACTGAAAAACCCGCACCTGCATCCTCCGATCTGAAGGTGACTCCAGAGGAAAGCCGGATCGTCAACGAAGAACCCTCGGCACCCGTAAATCTCGAAGTTGAGACTCCTTCGGAAGAACCCGTAGCCGCCCCCGAGGCGACTCCTGCTGAAGTCATTCAGACGGATGTTCGTGAGAAACTCTCCAAAAAGTCTGTTGAAGAAAACGTCTTTGTGCCAACAAACCCCGTGGCTCTTGAAAAGGCAGCCGCCCAAGTTGCACAAGAAAGCGGTTTTGAACTCACCCGTGGCACTTCGATC